CCATTTCCTGCGCGTAGGCTTCCGGCGTGAGCTTTTTGCGCATCGCGCCCAGTGCTGCCTCGCTCAGGATCCCGCTTTCGCTGGCCTTGAGCATCAGCGCGTAGCTGTCCGGGTCATCCACCGCATCGCGGTAAGCGCGCCAGAACACATTGCGCCCCTTGGGCGTGCCGATCCGCGTGTGCCAGCCGTCGTAATCGAGCAGGCACGGCAAAATCACGAAATCGAAAGCCGCCGGCGGAATGTCCGCATCCTCATCGCTCACCACCCCGTCAAAATACACGCCCCGCATCCGCTCGTAATTCTCGCCCGAGTAAAGCCGGATGGTCGCCCCGTTCGGGTAGGTGACTTTCAGCTCCGCCTGGTTGGCGACCGCCCCGGGAATCTTGGCCGTGTAGTCTTGCAGGTAGCCCCACGCAATGTCCTTGGCCTGGTCGCGGGTGGGCGCGATGTAGGCGTAGCGCAGCGGCGGGCCGGGCCGCTGGTGGGTCAGCGCACAGGCAATGAGCTTTTGCACCACGGCCACCGTCTTGCCGGCACGGCGGTGCGCCACCAGCACACTCCACCGGTGGCGGCTTTCCAAAAACTCGCGGAAATGCGCCCGCGGTTCGATTCTAATCCTGAGCGTTTCCACCGATCACCACTTCGTATTTCACCGTCATTTTCTCCGCCTCGTTGTAGCCGAGGATCTGCGCCAGTTGCTTGGCGGCCTCGAGCTTCGGCACCATCTTGATCCGGCTGCGCACCACCTCGTCGGCCACCTCCTCGCGCGCCACCTCCTGGGCCAGATCGCTGTCCTCGTCCACCCGCCCCACCGGCGTGCGCAGCACCCGGCACAAGTAGCCCACCAGCTCCCAGCGTTCCATCCGGCTGGCCTCCGCCGCCCGGCGCCGCTCGTCCTGTATGTAGCGCGAAACCTTTGGGTTTCTCAAGGCCAGGCTCGCCTGCGTATCGGCGCTCGCACCCCGGGCCGTGAACCCTGCCGCCTCATACGCGCGCCCCGCCGCCATGCCGGTCAGATACAAATCGGCAAATTTCCGCTCGCGCACGTTCAGTCCGTGCTCGTCCACCACCGGCGCACGCTTTTTCACCACTTTCTTGGCCGCCTTCTTGGCCACCTTCTTGGCAGTTACCTTTTTCGCCTTTTTCATAATTGGATCCTATCGTTTTCCGGCCAGATGCGCCAGCACCTTGATCCCCTCGTCACTGAGCCGGTAAGTATGGGCCAGTGGAGGCCCGCCCACCGCAATGAGCCCGTGCCCCTCGAGCCGCTCCAGGCTGTTCCAGACGCCGCTCTGGCTGACCCCGCGCGCCAGATCCATCACCTGCACAAACCGCGGCGGCACCGCACAATGCGCCAGCGCCGTGAGGATGAGCAAATCCACGTCCGTTAGCCCATGGCGGAATTTTCGCTCCACGAATTCCCGCACAAACACCAGCAGCTTGCGCGCCGCACGCCGCGGCCGGGCCGCCGGGCACACCGGCAGCCCATCCACAATTTGCTGGAATTCAAGCTGGGTCATGTGGGTGGGTAAAAAATCGAACAGGTCGCATCAGCCGACCTGCGGCGGCTGTGCTTGGCTGTTCGCAAGCCTGATAACCCGGCCTGCCAGTTGGGAATTTTCCAGAGCAAGAGTATTCGCTTCATCGTAGGAGATCAGAGCGGACGGCGCTCCTGAGTTGGCGGAGGCGCGCGTTCCGTCCACGTGGTAGAAGTAAAGCCGCCCCCACAGAAACAAGATCGAGTGCGCCCGCTTCCAGACGTGCTCCACCCAGTCTTGCGTTTCCGTCCTCGCGAAGATCAGCGCCGTCGCGTTCCCGTGGTCCGCGCATCGCGCCAGCCACTTCCCCGTCTCGCGACCGTAAGGAGGATTACACCAGACGCGCCCGCTCCACTCTTTGCGGAGTCCATTGTCAAGGACCGTGAAGTGATTCGCAGCAGTAGGCCACGGGCGATTGATTGGGCTGCACGGGTCGAGATCGAACGGGCCGAGAGCGGCGAAGATTTCCGGCGGGGTCAACCATTCGTCCTTGCCCGCGCTGGCGCTATGGTGGCCGCCCATACCAACGGCTTGCGAACAAAGCACGGATGACAATCCATGCCCGTTGGGAGTTGCTAGGGAGGTGGCGTCAGGCGCGGGCATGGATGTCATCGTTCGGCGTTCTCGGGACAAAATCGCTCGTTTCGACGAAGAAATTCGAGGACTCGCGGCCATGTCGGACCATCGTCCATCATATTTAGGCAGAGCACATTTAGCAGGTGCCATGCCTCTGCCAGCTCGCGCTCTAGTTGTCTTGATAGCTCGGAGCGAACTACCATTGGGTTATCCCTTTCGGGCCATGTCATAACGGGAAATTCTGCATTATCCGTTCTCGGCGTCTCACTCATTGCGCGCCTCCTTTCTTGATTTCCAGCAGCGTGGTGCGGTCCATCAGGCGGCACCAGTTGCGGTACTCGCAGTATTCAACAGTATCACTCATTGCTACTCCTTCCACTGCGGTAAGGGGCTTGTCCGGCGTGTTCGTCATGGTCGCCGTATGCCTCGACCGCGCCTTCTGACCACATCGCCAGTTTTGCGGCCATCTGCGAGAATCGGGTTTCGAGATTGGACAGGATTTCCAGCGCGTCCGATCCGCACATTTGTCCGCCGCCGAGGTTTCCGCTCTCCGTATCGTTCACGGCCTCTCGCAGCAGGCACATCGCGCTTCCGATGTCCTCAATGGTTTCGGCCAATTCGCGGCGCACTTCACGCGGCGGAGCGCTGGCAATTACATCACTCATTGCGCGCCTCCTTTCTTGATTTCCAGCAGCGTGGTGCGGTCCATCAGGCGGCCGATGATGGGCTCGCGGTTGAGATCGCTCAGCACCAGCCCGAAGCCCTCCGGGTGCGCGTTGCTGGAAAACAGCAGCGGCAGCCGGTGGTTTTTGCGGTGGTCCAGGATCTGGAAAAACTGGCTCTCAAAGGCGCTGGTCCATTCGTTTTTGCCCAGGTCATCGATCACCAACACCCCGGCATGCAGGCACTCGGCCAGATGCTCGCGGGCGTTGGCGGCGATGGTGCGGTCCCGGCTGGAGCGGTCGTGGGCGGCCTCGAGCAGCCGGTTGGCGGTGGTCCAGGTCACCCGGTTGCCGCGCAGGATGGCCGCCTTGGCGGCCAGTGCCAGGCAGCGCGTCTTGCAGCGCCCGGCCGGGCCGATGAGCCCCAGCCAGAACGCGCTGGCCGTAGGCCGCCACGCATTCACCGCCCGCCACAGCGGCCGGTTGAAATCCGGGTGGTGCTCGTCGGTGAGCAGCAGATCGGGCGGCAGCAGGGCCGTTACCCGCGCCGCACGTTCCTCGGCCCGGGCCTGCCGCTTGGCCGCTTCCACCGCGACGTCGTTGGCCGCTTGACAGTCCGGGCACAGCAGGCTCAGCGTGCGGCCGAAGTCATGCCCGGCGATCCAGATGCACTCGTATTGGATTTCCTGCTGGCAGTGCGCACACGGGCAGGTGGCGGTTTCCGGCTCATGCACCGGGGCGTCAAGGAGCTTGATGGCAGTCGTGTTCATGGTCGTTGGGAGTGGGGTGTTCAAATGAGCGTATGGCTGGCCGGGCGGCGGCCGCCAAGGTCGAGCGTCTGCTGCGGCGCCCCGTTGCAGTGCGTGCCGGCGTTGCGCAGCCACGTTTGCGGATCGTCCTCCCAGCGCCGGTGCCGGAAGAACTGGGCGGCGCTGGGCACGTAGGCATTGAGGTGGGCACCCGGCAGCCGCGCGATGGCCGCGGCGATGGCCTGAGTGCCGCTGCGCACCGCATCCAGGTCTGCACCCTTGCGCACATGCACCGCCAGCGCCTCGATGGCCTCGGCCACCTTCTCGCGCTTGGGGTATAGTGCCACCACATCCGGCAAATTGGTTTCCCCCTCACCCCCTTCCTTGATATCTCTGTCTCTTTCTCTTTCTCTTACCCCATGGCATGGGGGATCGATGGGGGATCGATGGGGGATCATTTCAGATGGATTTTCCACCAACTCTGGATAGGCTGTGGAGAATGCTTTCAGCATGGGGGATGGGAGCCCCATCGCATGCCGCACAGCAGCCACCAGCACCTTGTTTTTCGTTGATAGCTGGCCGCCTTTTCCGAATTGGTGGCGTAGGAAATGAGTCAGGAAATAGACGCCCCCGGAAAGCTTCTGGATGGAGGATGGAAGGGCCATCGATACCCCTTCTAAGGTTGATGGGGGCAAACCAGTCTCGAATGCGAACCGCTTGCTGCTCACCTTGACAAAACCGCACAAGTCACGCGCCGGATTAGTGATCAGCCAGAGCACGGCCAGCTTAATTTCCGGCGAGGTTTCCTCCAGCCGCTCGTCAGTCCAGAATGATGATTTGATAACTGCGTTCATGTTGATTTTAAAAATTTGCAATCAGTCTTGCTTCAGTCTTGAGGTTCGGGTGGCGGCCAGCCGGGCAGGGCAAAGCTCGGCTTGGGCTGCCGCACAGCCGGGCTCAGCTGCCCGGTGAGCGGATCGGCATGCGGCGCAAACAGGCTGCCGCTCGAGACGCTCAGGCGCTTGTCATGCGCCAGGATCCCCACCCCGCCGCTAAAGCGGAAAAACACCGGGCACTGGGGCGAGAGCAGCCCGCAATACAGCTCCGCGCGCGGCAGCGCCGCGATCCGCTGCAGGTGGCTCAGGCGCGCCACCGTGTAGCCGGCCACCCGCCACACCGGGCTGGGCGCACAGCGGCCATTGAGCCAAGGCTCCACCGGGCCCCGGCGGAACACATAGCCGCGCACCTCATCGAGCGGCCGCCACTTGGCCTCCTGGGCGTAGTTGACCAAGCGGCCCCACGGCAGCGCCTCAAAGCGCCGCAGGAAATCCGCCGAGGGCGCCGCAAAGTCATCGTCAAACCACTGCCCCTTGTGGGCGCGCAGCGCCAAATACCCATTGCCACACAATATCTCGCGGCCATGCCGCACCGGCTGGCCAAACAAATGCTCCGCGCTCGGGTGGCAGTAATCGGCCAGCGCGTAGTAGGGTAAGGGAAAGGGATAGGATTTGCTCATAAGGATAAGAAATTTTTCGAACAGGTCGCACAGCCGACGCTATTGGCGCGGCTGTGCTTGGCTGTTCCACATCTCCACACTCACCCCCGCCTTGCCGGGTTGGCTGCGGTCGTGCACCAGCCCGGCCAGCGTCATCTCGCGGTCATCCATGCGCAGAGCGGCGCAGATTCCGTCCAAGTAGGCTTTGCAGGCGGCGATGCAGTTGTCATCGTCCCAGCGGCGGCGCGGTGTGGGCCAGTGGTAGGTGATGCGGTAATGGGTGGGCGCGCTGGCCGGCAGCCCGGCCTCGAGCGTGCGCAGCCGGGCCAGTGCCTTGGCGGCTTTGGTCGCCTTGGCCTTGCGGGCCCAATGCGGCCGGCTGTTGGGCCGCAGATCGGGTGGCGGCAGTGGCAGGCAAAGGGTCATACCGCGGCAGACTGTTGGGGATACATGGCGGTATCGCCGGGCGTGGTGAGCAGTTCCCAGCCCATGCGGGTGCAGAGGAAATTGATCGCGCAGCCCTGCCCGTTGCTACGGGATGCCGCGCACACCAGTTTCAGGTCGCAGAGCCGCTCCACACTGGTATTGACGGTGGCGTAGGGCAGCCGCAGCAGATCGGCTATGCCCTGCCGCTGCGCGCCCACAATGCCGGTGCGGCCGATGGTGGTCAGCACCATGGCATCGGTGAGTGTCCGCAGGCCCGCCGCATGGAGCGTGTAGGGATCGGCCAGGATGGTTTTGTAGCGGGGAGATTTCGCGCTCATAGCCGTGGCCTCACTTCCCGTTCCCATTCCCAGCGCGCCTCGATGCGGGCCAGCCGCTGCAGCCGCAGCCCTTCAGCCGTCAGCGAGGCGGCCGCCGCGATGCCCAGCAATGACACCGTGCCAGCCCCCCACGATGCCCAGGCGCCGCCACCGCCGCACAGCAGGCCCAGCGGGGCCCAGCAGGCAGCGGCGGCCGCGCCAGAGAAAACCATGGCCGCCATTCCGTATTGGCGGCGCGCCTGTTGCAAATAGCGTTCACTTCGTTTCATGGCAGGTATTTGTTGATCAGTTCTTGAATGCGCCGGCATTGCCTCAAGCGGCGCGTGTAGCGGCGCAGGCCGCGTTCTTCGCGGCGTTGGCGGTATTCCACCCACTCCAGCTCCGCGGCCCGGCGGGCGGCCTCGTAGCGCAGCAGCAAAGCCGCGCGGAATTCCGGGGACGTGCTCACTGCGCGCCCCCTTTCTGGTAGGCCCGGCGCTCGGCGCGGTGCAGCCGCCAGTAGGCCCAGCTCATCGTGTTGATATGATCCAGCAGCCGGTCGAAATGCCGGGCAAAGCCCGCGGACATTTCAAAAGCATCCCGCAGCTGGTCGCGGGCCGCATCCGCGTCGCCGTCGTCGCACAGCTCGCGGAATAGCTCGCGGGCCGCATCCGCATCCAGAAACCATTCCGGCACCTCATCCACCGCGCGGATCGCTGCGGTGAGCTCGCGCTGCAGTTCCTGGCGCATCGGGGCGAGCAGGCTGGGAGAGGCCGTGCCTTCAATGGCGGCGGGGTCCCACAGTTCCGCAATCATGCGTCCCCCCTTTCCCTCATACGCAATGCCAAGCGGCCGAGCGCGGCTTTTCTGGCCATAATCCACCGGTGCTCCGGGTTTTTGCGCTCCCAGGCATTCCGGCGGTGCAGGTCCTCGTAGGCGGCCGCCACCATCTCGGGCTCGTAGCCGGCCACGGCCCGGTCATGCTCGGCCGCCTCGCGGCGCTGGATCGCCTCCAAGGCATCCAGCCCGGAGACCCCGGAGACGCTGCCGCCCGTGGTTGCGGCCGTGCGCCGCCCCACTGGTGAGGGTTTCCCCACAGTGGGCGGTGGCCGGAAATTCTGCGTGCGCACCTTGGCGATACGGAGGCTCATGGCTGGCCTCCTTTCCTTGCTGGCTCCAGCCGGATCACCGGCCGGATCACCACCAGCCACTCGCCGCGGAATTCGCACGCGTAGTCTGCAGGGGCAGCCCTGCAGATGGCGCTGATTTCTTCTATGGTCAGCGGCAGCCGGTAGGCTGCCACCACATCATCAGTTATTTCACACATGGGATATGGGATATGGGATTGGGATACAGGAGAGGGAAACAGGAGCGGCCGGCAGCTATCCGGCCAGCAGCCGCCGCACATCGGCCGCCGCATAAAACCGCGCGCCGCCCACGCTCTTGGCGCGCACCGTGCCCGCCGTGATCAGGCGGTTGATCTTGCTTCGGCTAAACTGACTGATCGGGCAGCGGCCGTCCGCAGCGGGCAGCCGGGTCCACTCGTCGCCATCGCGGCGGGCCGCCGCCAGCTCGCGTGCCAGGGCGATGGCCGCGCGGGTGGCCTCCTCTAGCCTGTCCAAAACAGAGTCAGCGGTCATGCAGCCTTGCGGTTTTTGGGGTCACTGGTGGCCAGACTGAGCGCCGCGCAGCGGATCACTTCCGCCAAGGTGCTGAATCCAACCGCTTTAACGCGCTTGAGCAGCGCGTGTTCTTGCTTGGTGATGCGGATTGTGATGCTCTTCACGCGCACCACTCTGCACCGTTAGTCACCGCATGCAACAAAAAAGTTGCACCACCCACAAAAAAATGCAACTTTGGCTCATGTCCGTGAGCAACCGCAAAGGAATCACCGTTCGTTTTGAGGACGAGGAGATGGCCAAGATCGACGAATTGGCCAAGCGCTACCATGTCAGCAGCGCCACCATCATCCGCTGGGCGCTCAAAGCCCTGGCCGAATACGTGGAGGTGCACCAAGGCCGCATCACCCTGCCGTTAGATTTTGCCAGCTTTTACAACCAAGCCGAAAAATACAACGCGCAGTCCACCGGCCAGCCAAGCTGCGAGGCCACCAGCCAAAGCAACAACCCGGGAAACGGATCCTCCCTTTCCATCCATGCCGCTGGTGCCGCAAAAACTAGCGGCCGCAAAAAAACCGGCTAACAGCCAGCCACGGTCCCGCTCAGTGCGCACCGCTGCCGGCCACCCCCGCGGCGATCAGCAGCCAGCACACCCATGCCCAAAACGCGATTTTTGTCGCAAACAATTTTCGGTGGTAATCCTGGCAATGGTAAGTCCACCCGTTTGCCAAGCGGGCGTTTTCAACTTGGGCGCGCAACGCCAGCTCCATGCCGTGCAGCGTGCACAGGGCCACCAGCAACAAGGCCGCCGCGAAGCCCGCGGCCAACCACCGCGGCGCACCCAGCCATGGCATTGCCCAGCCGATCCCTCCCAACAGCAGATACGTGACACAGCGGGTTTTCATAAGGTTGGCATTTTTTCGAGTGCTTGGCGCATGGTGGCCATGTCCAGGTGAGTGTATTGGCGGGAGACGGCGGCACTTTCGTGACCGATGATCGCGCGCGCGATGGCGTCGGACACCCCGGCTGCCTTGAGCAACGAGGTGGCCGTGTGGCGCAGCGAGTGGAACGAGAGCTCGAGCGTGGTGCGGCGCGTGACCCGCTGGTTTTTGCGGCTGCGGCCGATCACCGGCGCCAGCCCCACCTCCGCCAGCAAGCCGCGGAACGTATTGCTGCGGGAGCTGGCCGCCTGCCCTGCAATGCCCGGAAACACATAGGCATCCGGCGCATCCGCGGCTGGCAGTGCCAGCAGCGCGTCGCAGGCCCGGGCCACCAGCGGCAGCGCCACCAGCCGCCCGGTCTTGGCGGTGGTCAAGGTGATGGTCCCATTGGCCAGATCCACCTGCCGCCACCTCAGCACCGCCAGGTCCCCCAGCCGCTGGCCCGTGTAGAGCCCCAGCGCCACGATGGCCTGCCACTCGCCCGTCAGGCTGGGCAGCAGCAGCTCGAGCTCCGCGGGGCGGAACTCCCGGCGCACCGTCGTTTGGCATTTCAGCGTGCCCACCTCGGCGGCCGGGTTGTGATCCAGCAGCCGCGCCTTGACGGCATCGCCCAGCGCCACCCGCAGGTGCTTGAGTTTCGAGTTGGCGGTTGGTGGGTTATTGCGCGTTGCCCAATAATCGCGCAGCGCCGTGACCTGGCGCGCCGTCAGCGCCCCGAAGCTGCGAATATGGGCCCGCGCCAGCCAGCCGGCCACCTCATCCATCGTATTGCGGTAAGTGGAGAGCGTCTTGGGTTTCACCTCGCCCGCGCGACTCGCCGCCCACGCCTGCAGCCACGGCCCCGGCGCCGCATCCTGTGCCGGCACAAAATCCTCCGCCAGCCGATCCAGCGCCCGGCGCAGCTGGTGCGGTGTCTCGGCATGCTTGCGCCCCGCCCGCTCCGCCGCGGTCGCCACAGCCAGCGCCTCGAGCCGGTCGTGCAGCCCCGTGGAAAATTGCTTCTGCCGCCCATCCGGCAGCGTCACACACGCATACCAAAACCGCGACCCTTTACGCTGCCTTACCGAAGCCATGCCTGACAATAGACTTCCAATAAATCATGTCAATCCATGCTGTTCGCCGCGAACAACAAAGCCACAAGCCATTGATTACCAACACCCCAATTTTTCACCACCCCCCACAATACGTCCCGTGGGTTCGAATCCCACCCTCTCCGCTCCCTTGTTTTACAAGGGATTTTTGGCATGGACTGCCAATGGGCTGCCAATGGTGGTCGCTACAGGTTGTCCAGCCACTCGTCTATCCCGTTGGCGATGGCGTTGGCGAATTTGGATTGCTGGGTGGCGGCCAGGTGCCAGTCCTCGGCGTTGGATCCGAAAAATGGCTCGGCAATGGCGGCCGGGCAGTGGGTGAGGCGGAGGAATTCCGCGCCGCGGGATTTGCTGTTGCGCGGCTTCGGGCCGCGGGCGGGCAAAATGTCGGGCGGAAGTTGCATCTGCGTGGAGGTATCCAGCTCCTCGGCCAGCAGGCGCGAGTTTTGGCTGCTGTGCCAGTAGAGCCATTCATGGCCGCGGGCGCTGCTGGTGGCGGAGTTGAAATGCAGCTCGATGGCTGCTGTGGCGCCTGCCTCTTTGAGGTGCCCGGCCAGCCAGCGCATGGCAGAGCTGTAGCCGCCCCCCTGGTAATGCGAGACAATAATGCTGCGCACGCGGAAGTCCGAGAGCCGGCTGGCAATGCGCTCGGCCAGGGGCAGGTGGTAGTCCCACTCGCTGATGCCACCGACACTGACAGCCCCGCCGTCCCGGCGCGCACCAATGAAACGGCTGTGGCCAACACACAGGGCGATAAGCGGGGATTTCATACGGGCTCGGCTTTCGGGGGATGGATCCAGTGCGTCAGCTCCGCCTTGACCAACTCGAACCATTCCGGCGCGTTGTCGATGGAGGTGTGGCTGTATGGGAGCACCAATGGCTTCTGGACGTAGGTGAGCGGGCTGTTGGCTTTGAGGTCATGCCCCTGCGGCCGGCTGATCTTCTGGCGCGTCCACACCACGCGCCGGACGTTAGAGGGGATCTTGATTTTTGCGTATCGCCCCAGTGCCCGAAACGCGAGCGGCTGTAGCAGGTTTTTACGCGGCAGCCATGCGGGCCGATACACGGGATCGCAGGCGCACCATAGGTCAATGGAAATGCCCAACTCGGTACAGTGCCGCGCGAAATCGCAGGCCGCCGCCTGGCCGTGCGAGTAGCTGACCATTGCCGCGTGGCGCAGGCCCTGACGGTTGAGCTGGTAAGCCAGCGCTTTGACGTTGCTTGTCCACGTGCGTGGCTGGTAAGTCGTGACATCCTCGCGGGCGAAGCGGCGGATGACCGAAAAATAAAGGTCTTCCATCCCGGTGCGCGCTGCGTCCGACTCGGTAAAGCCTTGGAATGACACGATGGCTTTCATGGCTGCTTGTGCAGTCGATGCAGCGCCTCTTCAAGTCGCGCCGTCGCGGCATTGCTCGACTCGATCTTTGCGGCCAGCGCCTCCATCGCGCGCACGTTCTGCGTGGACACTTCTGCGGATCTCTCGATGATCCCGTAGATGCGGGCGTTGGATGTTTTCAGATCCTGATAGACCGGAACCAGCAGCGCCAAGAAAACGATACCGATGCCCCATTTCCCCAGCGCCCATACAACGAGCCCGGCCCATGTGCGTGGCACGTTTATGTCGGGCGGCGTGGTGGATTCCGCAATATCGTGGATTTCTTCTTTGGACATGGTGGGTGGTGGTTAGGAAATAGACATCACAGCTTTGAGCAGCGGGACCATTATTGTATCCGTGGCGGATGTTGATGGATGATCGCGGCCAGCGTCGAAATAACGGTGGCGAGTGCGATCAGCACGGTTAAAATCCATTCAGTGGGGACGGTCATTGGTCGGGAGAAGATGTAATGATTTAGCGAGGCGGGGGCGGGGCGGGTGTTTGGGGTGGTTCATGGCTCGGTGGCGATGATTTGCACGACCCCCGAAGGAAATTTCGCGCAAAACTCCATTTTGGATGATCCGTTGAGGCGCATAAAAATGATGCCGTGTTCGGCTGCTACCTCGCCATCAGTTGGATCAGCCCCGGTGGATCGTTTCATCCTGATTCTGAGCGGCCACGAGGACGATTGCGTGATCTTCCCGGTTATAGTCGATCCACTGGAAACCGCGAATGACATCCAAGTTACAGTGGTCGCCTCGGGAAACCATTTTAGTTCGCCGTCTTGTCCGGCGATGGTGCCGGAAAATGAGCAATGCAGACTGTTAGCCGGAACAAAAGATGATGTGCTACCGAGCTGTATGGAGTTAAATGCGTTACCCCCCGGCAGGTAAATCCCACCTTGATGCTCATTGTTTTGTAATCCTTGGCCAATCCAGATTTTACTATTTGTAGTGTTGTTTTGCCGCATGATGGCGCGGCGGGAAATTCGCACTATGCTGCCACCGTTGCGCCCGATTGCAGCCTCTACGATTTGCTCGATGAGATAATTCCGCATCTGGTATCCTGCGGTTGTCATATGGACATCTACGCCTCCCACTAGATATCCATCAGCAACGCCCGCAGCCCAACTGTGGAACATGCGTTTTGTCGAGATGTAGGATTCGTTATTACGAGCCGCCCATGCGTCCATCGTCGCGTCCTGATCGCCGTAAGTAGTGTAGTAGGAATCCGTTTGCGGAGGTGGGCCAATGAGCAGGAAATCACAAGTGCTGTGTCCGGCTTTGATTTTATCGTAAAGCGTGTCATATGTGCCGCCCTCATCCCATCCGGCAGGTGTGTCGAGCCATGATCCCATGACAATATCGGGAAGCAACCCAGCAACCACGCCGGACACGGTAGCGGCGGGACAGGTGGAAATGAATGCGTTATCAAGCCCGCCTTGGTCGCATCGGCTGATTACATATCCGCCGTAGTTTTCCAGCCAGAATCCGCAGCCTATGATTTTTGCAGTTGCGCCGCCGCCGCCCGATCCCGCCACCACGTTTGTGACTCGCACCTTGACGGTCTCAAGTGCGGCGTTGGTGATGGTGTAAGTCAGATAATTACCCCCTGCTGACGCAGAATATGTGCTGATCCCGGATGCAGCCACCGTCCAGCTCCCTGATCCGAGTTGATATTCCAAATCGAATGTCGCTCCGGTCGGGCCAGTAATAAAACCGACCCCTATCCGGTTTGCGCGGAAATCAATCGTGCCCGCTGTCGATGGCGCGTATAGGATTGTGGCTCCGATAGATACGTTGCGATACCTCCCTTGCAGCCATTCGTTACTCTCGACCACCACCGGAGCAGTGCCTGCCGTCACCGATGACCGTTGATCGAGTTTATAGCCGACCAAATCCTGTCCGGGCAAGGGGGACTCCTCGGCAATCCTGCTAGATACCGAATCTCCGAAAACCATGATGTTGATGGCGGTGGCAGGCACTCCAGAAGCTGCCGACTCTCGGGCAGCGAGCTTGATTCTGGTGTTTTTGAGCTGCACCTTTTTTACGATGTCAGCATCTATGATCTTCGCCGCCGCTCGCGTCGCCGCCGGATCGGTGGCGATGGCGGCGTTGACGGCGGTGTTGGTGACATCGGCCAAAACAGCACTGGCGGCCGCTGCGCTGGCACTGGCACTAGCAGCGCTGGCTGAATTGCTGGCACTGGCGGCGCTGGCACTGGCGGCACTGGCTGAACTGCTGGCGCTGCTGGCGCTGGCGCTGGCTGAACTGCTGGCGCTGCTGGCGCTGGCGGCACTGGCGCTGGCGGCGGACACGGCGGCCTGCGCGTCTCCCAGCACCTCGCTTGCAAGAGCCGCCTTGGACAATTCTTCCATGGCCCCAGTGTTGTTATTGAATGCCAGCAGTTTGCCTTTGCGCTGGGCGGGGGCTGACAAGGTGGTGGGGTTGCCGGCTGGTTCCGCGCCGGGGAAGGCGATGGTCGCGCGAGCGTCCAGATCGCGGATCATGCGCACCAGGGCGTCGAGCTGGGCCTCGATCTGGATGCTGGGCAGGCGCTCGTTGTAGGTGAGATCCAGAGCTTGCGCGATGGCGGTTTTGCGCAAAAAGGTAACGGTGCTGCCGGCTGGGGGTGCTGTCTGGAACACAATGGTGGCAGTGCCACCCAAATTGGAAAACGTGTAATCGACTCCCGCGACTTGGGCGGTCACTGCGCCTGCGGCCGTGGTGATCCATACGCCGATTTCACTGGCCCCCCCGGCTACGAGCAGCGTGGCAAAGGTGGTGTTGCTGCCATTGCCTGCGGCTTGGTATTTGACATTTTCGTTGGTTCCTACAGCCATGCCGGAACACTGCCGCAGGAGGCCCACCAGCCTCAATTTCCCCCAAAGGAAATCAGATGGTGCCGTCGTGCAGCAGCCGGTAGGTGGCGCCGCCGATGGTCAGCAACACATATTGACTGCCGGATCCTGCGCTCCCGGTGCCGCCGGTGGTGCCGTCGCTGGTGGCCACGCCGGGGCCGGTGTAGTAAGGCAGCGCCGCCCATGCCGTGGTGCCGTCGCCCACTTTGATGTATCCGGTATCGCTTTCGATGCCCATTTGTCCGGCTGCCAGCGTCGGATCTGCCGCCGTCCATTCCGCGGCGGTGTTGACCAGGGGCGTTCCAAATGGCGCGGGCGGGGTGATGCTACGGCTCAGGGACATTGGCTCAGTCTTCGGTGGTGTTTTTGTAAATGGCCTCAAGATCGCGCGCAATGTGGCTCCACGACGCGGCGGCGGCTGCGGTGGGGCTGGCCACGCCCACGCCCATCAAAATGCTTTCCGCGTCCTTGATGGCGTCTTCCCAAGATCCCTTGCCGGTGGCGAGCTTGCGGATGGTGCCCGCGGCCTTGGACGGGCCGGAAATGAGGGTGCTGCCAGGCATGTATTCGCCCGCGCCGGCATAAATCATGTTTTCGATTTCCTTGCCGACGATGGGCAAGCCACCGATGGGGCCGGAGAGCGCCATGAGCGCCAGCCGCGTGGGATCCCAGTTTGTTTCATCGAACACCTCATCGTCCTCGCCATCGTCGCGCAGATCGCGCACGGCGGCGCGCACCACCGCGGCGAGCAGGCCGGAAACCGTCCAGGTAATGGCCGCGGCGCGGAAGCGCTCGAGGCCGGTCTTCTGCATCAGGCCGTAGGCACTGAGGGCGATTTTCTGGCGCGGTTCGGACGCGAAGGCCCACATCATGCGGAATGCCGGATTGGTGGCTGTGACCTCGATGAGCGAGCGGGCCCCGGCGCGCATGGGCTGGGCCACCTGGTCGGTGAGGAGAATGGTTACCTCTTGGGCCCACTGCTCGGGACTGGGCATGCCGCGGTCCTTGGCCAGCTTGAGCTGGTAATCGTAGATGATGGCGTAGGTGCCGGCGGTGAAGAGCGCGTCGGCGCCGGATATCAGGCTGCCGAGGCGGGCGGTTTCGTGCTTGAGGCGGCTGGGCGGGCCGCTGGCCAGTCCCTGCATGGCCTGCTGCACGGCGGGCGGCATCTGAGCCAGGCGGCGCTGGATGTAGTCGGAGCGGATCGCCTTGCCCCAGCCGAGCTGGCCGGTGGTGAGTTTTGCCAGGCGCGTAAGGTAGCTGCCCACCGGCATCTGGTAGGTGGCGGCGCCGAGCTGCACGCTCTGGATGGCCAGCACGCTCACGCGGCCGACGAGCGCCATTTGGGAAATCCGGTCCAGCCCGCGCTGGAACCAGCCGGAAACGGCCAGGTGCGCCGCGGCATCGCGGGTGCCACCCTGGGCGAAGTAGTCGGTCCATGCGCGCAGGATGTTGAGCGCTTCCTTGCCGGCCTTGGCCTCGATGCTGTTCCCCAGCTCGCGGTTGTTGACAATGGCCATCAGCTCGCTGGACAGCTGGCCGTAGGCGATAAAGTGCTCCATCTGCTTCACGTGGGCCACGTAATGCTGCAGCGCGTCCATGCGCTGCGGCTCGGCCACGGCGGAATGGCTGCGGTTCTTGAGGCTGCCGGGCGTAAGCCCCGGGCCCTGCATGGTGCCGGATACCGGATCTGCCATCTGGCCGCCGGGGGCGTGCTGCGGTGCCACCGCGATGGGGCTGTAGTCCTTGTGGCGCGGCATGTTCACTCCGTAGAGGTCGGAAAACACCGCGTTGATGCGGTCATACTCGGCGCCGTAGTTCTCGCGCAGATGCAGGCGGATGGCCTTGGCCTCCTTGGAAAGCTGGCGCTCGATGGCCGCCACGTCCTCTTCGCGCCAGTGCCAGTCCGAGGTCACGGTGGTGGAGCCGTCGGCGTTTTCCTCAATCTGCCCTTCCATGTGGCGCCGCCCATCGGCCTGGGCCCACCACAGCGTGTAGGATACCGCCTCCATTTCGGTGGCAGTCTGCTTGCGGCCTTGCCAGTCAATCCACTCCACCCGGCGCTCGGTGGCCAGCTTGTAGCGGAGTTTTTCGCCGGCCAGCGGATTGCCGGCCAGATCGTTGAGCAGCGCCTCCACGGCATTGTGCGTGCGCTGGATGGCATTCTCCTTGGCATTGGCGGCGCGCAGTTCCCACTCGGCAAACGAGCGGGCGGTGGCGCTGCCTTCGCCAAACACCAGCCCGAGCATCTGATCGAAGCTGAAGATAGAGAGCAGTGCCTCGCGGGTGCGGCCCAGCTTGGTGCCGCGGGCCTTGATCTCCGCATTCACCCGCTCCATGCGCTCCCCGGCCCGGCCGGTGTCGTGTTTGAGATCCGCGCGGCGGCGGGTGATGCGCTCGCGCTTTTGGGCGGCTTTGATTTGGGCCTGCAGGTAGCCACCGGCATAGGCGCTGGTCGCCTCCGCCAAGGCCATTTCCCGCCGGGCGGCATCCGCCTTGCGCCAGTCGCCCACCAAGCGCACCAGATTGGCCTCCAAGGTCAGGTGGGCGGCCTGCTCTGCGGTGGTGGCCTCGGCCTCGGCCAGGCTTTCCAGGCGGGTGGCCTCGGCCTCGGTTTCCGCGGCGTCCAGGAACATGGCATCCTCGATGGACCGAAACAAGTCATGCACGTTGGCGCCGATCTTGCCCTTGGGCCGCTTGCCCGCCTCATCGCGCTCGGGGCGCGTGCGCTCGAGCAGTTCGCGGAATTCGCGGTCGAGCGTCTCGCGCATCCATTTTTCCAGCTCGCGGTCGCTTTTGGCGATGGTGTCTTTGAGAATTGCCAGCCGCGCCTCCTCACTGCCAGCCCGGGCAATGTCCATGATCCCGCCGATTTTGGCCCGCACCGGCGGCGGCAGCGCGCGCAGGATCGCCTGCATCGATGCCAGGGCGCGCAGGATTTCCTGCTTGGGCGAGTAGTTGGCCGCCTGCCCCTCGCCAGCCTGCCGCAGCCAGTCATTGGCCTCCTGCTTGGCGGTGGTGCGCGCGGCGCGCAGCTGCTGCTGCACTTGGGCCAGTTGCTCTTTCATGCCGGCCACTTGCGCCTGCTCGCTGTGAAGCGCCTGCCAGAGGGTGTCCACATCGGGGCTGTTGATGAGCCCCTCGTCGTAGAGCTCTTGGGCCGCCTGGTCGGGCGTGAGAGTGCCGCCAAAGATCGAGCGGGAAAGCCCGTCGCTGCCGTCCCACTCGCCGCCCTTGTAGTCCTCGCCAAACAACTCCGCGCGGTGCTTCATGGCCGCGCTGCGGCTCATCAGGCGGCCGCGCAGCGGGCTGTCAGGATCGGCCAGCGCGGCGTGCACCGGCTGGCTCTTGATGCGCACCAGATCCTCGTTGCTCAATAGCTCCCAGTGCCGCGCATACACGTCGTTTTCCAGCTCCTCGCGCCGCACCGCTTCGCGCATGGCCGCCTCCTTGAGCAGGCTCTTGCGCATGCGCTTGCTGCCGGCCACCAGCTCGAAGCGCTCGGCATCCAGCTTGAGCCGCTCAAACTCGCGGGAAATGCGCTGGAATATCTCCGCCCGGCGACGCGGGTTGCGCACCCGGTCGAGCGCATTCATGCGCATCAGGTCGAGGCTGCGCGATGGGGCCAAAGATGCCGCCCCGGAATCCGCCGGGGGGGACTGGTTAAAAGGATGAGCGATCAAATCAGGCTTTGGACTAACTCCACCATATAGCCAAGGGGCTGACTTTGAAGCATTGGAAAAAAAGAATTTTTCACTCAGCTTGCGCGGGCGGTCTTCCCATTCACCGAGTTTTTTGACCAGCGTTTCATAAGTCGTAAGTGATCCGATTGGCCTGGCCGTTGCCGCGTCCAGCACAGGTTCCCCATCGGTGCCAGTCGTGATTCTTTCCCCTTTTACCAGGTATGCGTATTTTGCAGGAAACTCGAAATATCTGGAAACGCTGATACCACCTTCATTCGGGTCCGTTTCTGTGTCGAAATCATTCAATCCATGATTTTTGCTTCCATGGTGAATTCCTTCCTTCAAATATTTGAAATCATCCTTTGAATTTGTCACCCTGATATAAGTGTCTGGACCTAGCTTTTCGCGGCCGATCACTTCTTGGAAAAGTCGGAATAAATGATTTTCAATTCTTTGCGGCCAGCGGTGAGAACTTTCCGATATTACAGCGACCATTCCGTCCCCGTGCCTGAATGCATGCTCTTTCACTCCATAATCTTCAACAATAGCGATGGCATATTCCCCATTTGCTTGTAGCGGAATTACTTCCTTGATTCGTTGGTGCAGCTTGCTTTCCGGCAGGGCCGCGTCACCGATGTTGGCCCCGCCGGGCTGGTTGGGATTGATGCCGCCAAGTTGCCCGGCCGCCCCGGGCCTGCCAAGCGAAAAGCTTTGCAGACTCATGCCGGCAAATATGCTTGCCTCGTCGGACTTGGAAAGTATGCGACCAGATCCGCCTTTTTTCGCCTCATCGCCGATCCGTTCATACAAGGTGCCTGCGCGGATTCGCTCGTAAGTGATGCGCGCGGCGTCTTCGTAGTCGGCTGGAGCGGAATTTTTGGTGGAAGATCCCAGCATCTTGAACAAATCCTTCTCATTGTACCACAGCGCGGCCTGCATGTCCGCTATGGTAATGTCGATGCCGGCACGCTTGAGCATCTTCTGGGCCTTCTCCATCACAGCCTGCTGAAAATCACGCTCGAGGTCGGTGCGCGGTGCCTCAAGCACGTTCTCGCGGTTTTCTACCCAGTTTTTTGCGGCCCGGCGCAAGTCGCTTTTCTGTTTGTATTGACCCTTGCGAAATACCTCTTCAAGACGCGAGGCAAGTGCCAGCATCTGCTCGGGATCATTGATCAGACTGTCAAATTCCTCGGGCGTCATCTCCTTGAGTTCATCGCCATTCTCCCATAGTACTGGCTGGCCTTTCTCGAATTTTTTGGGTCCAGTATCTTTGGTGAATTCCGCCACTGCCGCATCGCGCATTGCCAGATATTGCGTGGCTTCTAGTTCTGGAGAATGCACGAATGACCATCCTAAAATGCGGTTCCATGTCCGGCTGAACCAAAGGTCGGCCGTCAGGGTGGTATAATCGCCGTGCAAATTGTTGATAAACGAGCCAATCTTGGGCCCAAAGACCATCCAGCCTGTCACTTTTTGGGTCGATTTGCCTTCAACAGAAAGCGGCTTCCCATTGAACCACAGTTTCTGATTCTTGCGCAAATGCGCGTTGATGTTGCCAACGGTATCTTTCTTATTGAGAAACTTACGAAGCTCCGCGTAAGTATTCTGGTCTAGCAGGGCCTGCAGCTTGGCAAAGTTGTTTTCGATTGCCACGGTCTTGCTACCGAATGACTCGGACAGCGGAGCCACGGCTTCCAAAATGGTCATGCCTCCTTTTCTCCAGCGAGCATACACCCTTGTGGACATCACACTGTTGTCGGTGACCGGATTGCCCTGCGATGCGATGCCAAGCATAGCGTCAAAAACAAGTGCTTTGTCGATATCGTATCCGGCACCTCCTTCCTCAAGTTCTGCAAACATCCGCGAGTAGATTGCCTTTGCCGCTTTGAGGGCACGGTCATACCACCCGATCGCAGACCTCAGTCCATGCTCCTTGGCATTGTTCACATGCCACTGCACCTCGTCGTAAATCGTTTGCGCGATGAGCTTCTTCGCTCTTTCGGAGTAGTCTCCTGGAGATATCAATCCATGCTTGGCTGACCAGTTTTGCAAGGCCCATACCACATTGGTGACAGAGGCCTTAAAGACTCCTTTCTTGGTGAACCGCCCTTGGACTTCGAGCTTTTCCTGCCCGGTCATTATCCTGGCCGCGCTCTTGAGACTCCCGTGTTTGGGGTAGAGTGCGTCCCTGACGATCTCCGCCTGAGTATCGTTCAGTCCGAATCGCTTGGCGAAGAGGTCGATGTTGAAGCGATAACCCTCTGATCCGACTGCTTTGGCATACGGGGCGACAAACGAATCGATGACTCGTTCCAGTAAGGCGAGTCCTTCGGCAGTGGTTTGAATCCATGCTTGGCCCGACCCTCCTCGAGGCTCTGGCGAGAAATCAGTTTCCGTTTCATTGAGGTCTGAAGATACGAGTTCACTGTAAGCATTCGGCAAGCCGACCGCCTGCTGGATGTCGCGGATCGCTTGCTCGAAATCGTTTTTCCCCGCTTCGTCCCCAAAATATAAAAACTTTGCGGACTTACCGTCTGCGGTGGTGGCGAAATCAATGCCTCGCTTCTGCGACTCCGCGAAGATGGCATTTACCTGCTCCTTTGTCAATCTCTTGGGTTGTCCTAAAAAATATGCAGGGATGCCCTCGGTGAGGCTTTCGTTGGGTCTCCCCACGATGGTGGCGTCCTGCGCCCAGGCAAAGCCGAAAAGAGCCCCTATACCGGCGGCCTGCTCATCGCTGAGGCTCTTTGCGGTCAGCTCGAAGGAGGGCTCCAGATTGCCCAGCCAAGAACCGATCGTCGGCCGCACTTGAAGGCCTTCAACCCCAAACAAATCTTTTATCAGAGCTTTTGCCTTGGCCGCGTTAAGAATTTTGTTCGTCGCAGCGCCCACGCGCTCGAGACGCGGCTTACTCTGTGTGGGATGTGTGATCGGGCCGGGTGTCGTTCTGCTGGCAATTGAGCGCTGCTCTTCCTCGATCTCCCGGATACGCTCAGCATTCTCCTCGGGATTGTTCTGCAGTCCGGCCAGTTCTTTGCGCAAAGCGCGCTCTTGCTTTTCTGTCTGGGCAATGCCACCTGGCGTCCAGCCGTATTCCCCAGGCCGCGCGCCGATCGTCACCGTCGATCGGCCAAGCGAAAACGCCAGATCGGGCTGCAGATCCATATCCGGCAGCCGCGCAAAGCGTGCCTGGCCGGTGTCGTTGCGCAGGGCCAGCACGGTGCCGTCCGGGGCGATTGGCACGTAATGGTGCTGGTCAGCGCCGCTGTCGCGCTCGCTGGCATACCATTCCAGCTGAAAAATATCCACCAGCAGGTCCATGGTATCGACCGGATCGATGCCGCGGAAAAAGTCGCTGTTGAGCGTGTCGCGCAGCCAGTTCCAAAAGCCCGTTACGCTGGGGTCGGTGGGGTTGGCGCCGGGCTCGATGAGGGCGGGGCGGATCCAGTCTTCGGCCAGTCCCCGGCCTTCGTAGGCTTCCCATGCACCCAATACGGCGGCGTGTCTTCCGTCTTTGGAAAGTTGATTCCAAAATTCTCCTCCACCATCGGGTATTTGAGCGGGCGCTTGGTTTTGGCTGAGGTCGATTTCATGGCCGTCTGGATACAGCACCCCGGTGTGGCTGGTCAAACTTGGCACGGGGCCGAATTGTGACAAGCGGAATTCCGGGTAGCGCATGCCGCTGCGTGCAATGGAAAACGGTATATCATCCGCGTCCACGTCGTAGTCGGAATTCAAGGCCGCGGCGAAGGCCTCGGGCGAAAGCGGATCGGCAATGCGGGCGGCCTCCTGGGCGGTTTGCCGGTTGAAATCGTCTTGCACGTCGAGCCCCAGCAGCTTGGCGAGAAAGGCGTCGTAGCTGTCGGCATCGAATTTCCCCTCGCGCTCGGCTTTTTTGATTGCGAGGGCGCGGGCCATCGCTTGGCCAAAGTGGGCGCGCACGCTTTCGATGAAGGCGGAGAACTTGCGGGTGGCCTCCGGTGCCAGGCGGGCCAGTGCGGTGAGGTTGCGGGTGACAAAGCCGCTGGGGACATTGCCGGCACCGGGACGCTGCGGCATCCGGCGCTTGGTGCCGCCAGAGCGGCTGCGCAGGATTTCCATTTCCATTACCTCGGAAATCGCCTCGTCGATCATTTCTTCGGTGATCTGCTCGTCGGTGATGCCCTCGGGCAGGAAGGAAAGGCGCTCGCCCTCGCGGGTGCGCTTGCCGGCCAGCACAGCGTCAATCGCGCGGACGAATGAAACCTCCTCCTCGCGGCTCAGTTGGCCGGCTTCCCGCAGGGCCCGGCGCCGGCCGTGGGTGAATTCGTGAAAGACGGTCAGCACGCTGCCGCCTTGGAAAATTCGGTTCACGGTCTGCCGCAGGTTGTCGCGTATCTGGGACTCGCTCCAGCCGTTGACGGTGTAGGAAATTTCCCCGGTGCCGCCGGCCGCCTGTTCTTTCAGTTCGACTTGCTTGGCGAAGCGGGCGGCCATTTCCGGGCGCTCGGCCTCAAGCAGCGCGCGGTCCATCACGGTGCCCAGTTCAAGGCGCGTCTCCTGATTCGGATCGAGCTTCTGCACGAAATCCGCGCTTTCGAGCAGGGATTTCATGTAGGCCACGGCATCGGCATCCAGATCGGCAAGGAAATCAGAATGCGCTTGGGCCATGGTCCACGCGGCGCCCATGCTCGGGGCAGTGCCCACGGTTTCCTCAGTGCGGCCGTCCAGCACAGTGTATCCTTCGCGTCCCGCCACGATGATGGGCAGATCGCCGGACGCGCGCAGTTGGTTGGCAGCCTCACGGCGGGCGCGCTCCCTGACGGCCAGCTCCTCCGCCGCGGCCTTGGCCTCGGGGCTGTTGGCGTCGCGGTTTGGCCAGCTGTTATTGATTTCGGTGTTGGCGCTGTCGTATCCTGGCGCGTTTTTAATCCGGTCGATCGCCTCGGGCTGCAGCCCCAGCGCGCGCAGCTCCAGCTCGCTGGCCTCGCGGAACGCATTGGCGCGGGCCTCTGCATTGATGCCGCCTGCCGCCCCAAACATAGACAGCAGCACCATCGTGCCGGCGTATTCGGGATAATTCGCCCAAGCCCCCTTGAATTCCTGCACCAAGTCCACATCGGGCAGTGCTGGGTTCAATGCCGCGGCAATGTCATGCACAATGGATTCCGTGAAATCCTCGCCCACCTCGAGGGTGGCTTCCACCCCAGTGATGGCACCGGTGCGGGCAGCGAAGCGCAGCCCGCGGTTCACAATCTTGTCGCCTATCTGATTGAGCGCCTTGTTGGCCCAAGGGATTTTGCGCGCCCATATTCCGAACTGGATTTTATTGAGCACAAATTGCGGCACCATCACGAATGGTGCCACCGTGTTGGCGGCCGTCATTGCGTCTGCCTCGGTAAGCCCGTGATCGCGGAATTTCAAATACGCGCTTTCCCTCGCGCTGCCGTGCAGCATGGCAGCCATTGCCACCTGCCCCACCACCGGCACAAAAAACGTCATGCTGGTTGCCGTCACCCCCGGGGTTTTCTGCAATATCCCCTGCCCCTGGTAATCGATCGGATCGTAGTCCGAGCGCAGGATCCGCCGGATTTCCATGGCCCGCCCTTCCTGCCGGTTCATGTCTGCCGCGTCCGCTTGCCTTTGCTGTTCCATGCCGCGCATCGTGCCGGCATTCACGCCCAGCGGCCCGCCGGTGCCCAGTGGAGTGCCCGCCATCACTCGGCCGCCCACGCTTTCGCCAATGTTGCGGCTGTAGTCTTCCATCACGCGCAGCAAATCCTTGCGCATCCCGGCCAGAAACCGCTCTTGCTCTGCATCGGGCAGGGTAGTGACCCGCAGCCGCAGCGACTCCAAAAATTCCCCAAACAATTCATCCGGCACCTGCCCGATCAGTTCCAATGGCAAATTGGCACCGTTCACCGCGGCCAGCCAGGTAGCCTCCAGCGCCTCGCCAATCGGCTCCTGGCGCTCTGCAAGCTGCCGCCGCACTTCGGTAAAACTTTCGGCATAGTCACCCACCCGCTCCATATCAAATCCCGGGTGCTGCATCGCCGTCTTGAGCCAATCCCCAAAAGTCCCGGCATGCTCACTTGGCATGGCCGAGGCCCGCGCCGCGTGAGTCACCAGCCCCCCAATCAGCTCCCGCTCATCCACGCGGAATTGCGCCGCGGCTTGCCCTTGCTGGAAAAATGCCTCTTCGCTCTCCGCGCCCTGCCCCTTGAATTCCTCCTCGGCCACCCGCAGCCGCAGCAGGTAGCGGCCCAGCTCATCGGCCGGCGGATCCTCGCCTTGGTTGTA